TCATATTAAATACTCTTACTTTTACTAATGGGATTATATTATATGTTACAAGCATTGTTTGCTGTCAGATATTTGTTCATAAAGCTACAGTACTAGTTTTTGTAGGTCAACTTCGTATTGTTCGAGTTGTACCATTCCATATTTTTGATAATCTCGTTGTAGTATTTCTATCAACATATCCAACTCCATAGTAATTAGTGGCATTCACTACATCACCGACTTGATTTAATACGATACCATATTTTTGCCCTAAAGTTATAGCAAAAGATCAAGCGAAAGTGATTGTAGTATCTACAAGAGAAGTTGTCAAACTCGCTGAAGTTACTGTAGCAGTAGCATTAGCATTTACAAGCGTTCCTGTAGGGTTACCACTTCCGTCTACTGTTTCAAGTCTGATTGAAAGGTCTGCTGATGGTGATACGAACTTTCTTAATGCAAGTTTCATTGTGTTACCAGCAACTCCACTACCAAAATCATATAATGCTACTCTTGTATTTGCTGTTATGTCTCCAATGTTATGGACAAGTGTACTTTCAGCAAAAGTTGGTGCTGTTTCAGGGAAGAGGCTATCGTTTACAAGACAATCCTCTCATAGGATGTAGGTATCTTTGTCTACAAGAGCTTCAGGTACATTATTTGCAATAGCTGTAGTTAATCAATCAGTAACAGTCTTTAGTTCTGCTGGTCATACAAATAATTCTGCCCCTGTCTCTCCTGTACTTGTCCCTGCCGTTACTTGTGCTGGTGTAGATTTCTCTACTTTACCTGCTACTGTTGTATTAGCGTTAGGGGTTGTTGCTCAAGGTCAAGAGTCTTGCCAAGTACCACTTATATATGTTTGTTCTACTCATAGTGTAGTATTGATTATCTTATCTCATACCGATGGAGTGAGAGCATCTCTTTGTGTTGAAGTTAGAGATTTCACAGTCAATCCTGCCGTATCAGTACCAGAAAAAGAGATTTTCTTTTGGAAAGTAACATCAACATCTGTACTTGCTTTGCTATTGACTGCCGTCTCTATATCTTCCCAAGTTTGGTACACATCAGTGATAATAACTTTACTTTTTACTGCGTGATTAGTAGAAGTATAGTTTGTACCTGCTCATTTCTTGACTGCTACACTATCACAAGTTAATTGTCAAGCAGACCAAGCACTTATTCTTGCTACTTGTTGGGTAGTCTTTCAAGGATTTACTACTACATATGTTTTATCTCAGCCACTCAATGTAGCGTTTGGGATTGCGTCTACATAAATAGTACCGACTAATCAGTTCCAAGCCTGTGCGAGTGTAGTTTCAAATCCATCTATTACTGGTGGTGTTGTAAATTGTGCCATCTTATTAAATTATAATTAAAGTATTGATCAGTAACCAAATACATCGATAGGTTCTCCTTGTACTCATATTCTCATCTGTTCTACTATCCATTGTCATCATAGACTTGATAAGTTTATTGCTATGTCTGTTCCTGTAGTATAGAGAGGAACTCTAATAGAGAAATTATATAGTCTTTCTCAACTATCATCTTCTGGTCAAGTCATAGGATCATTAGACAAAGGTTGTAATGATAGAGCATAAGAAGTACCGTCTATATTGACGTTTGCATCTGTAATATTACCACCTCCTATCACCTCTCAATCTGTAATGATATTCGCTTCAATCTCGAAGTTTAGAGTCTTTTTACCAATAATATCTACATAATCAAAGGTCTTATATGTTCAAGGCTCATCGAAATCAAACGACTTTGTTTGCATCTCGTGTGCTATATCTTGCCCATCATCATCAAATCAATATTCAAATTCATAGACTTGACCATCACTAGCACTTGTAAACAAGAACTGATACTCTTGATCTGTGTTGATATATACTCCGAAATCATAGAGATTAGGAAGTTCGTATTGTGTGAACGCTCCGACCAACGAATTATAAACAAGAATTGTGTCAGGTATATTATCGTTGTTAGTGTCGAACGCAAAATAGTAGTTATTATATTTCTTTATATACCAACCAGCACAACTATTATATTGTAGCTCTTCAACTTTATCTATTAACGCTCTCAAATCATCAGATAATGGCTTACTTTCGAGGGCTTGTGATCCTGTTGCTCCCGTTCTTTGTTGTAGGGTATCAATACCACTCTCGTTAAAGAAAACTATAGAATTTCATACGTTGTTTATACTTCTATCACTATACCCTCCACTTTGTGCATCTATCGGGAGTGCTGTTTGTGCTGCGACGTTGATACTATAGATTTTATTTGATTTGAAACCGAGTATCACTTGTCATAACTCTCCGATCCCGTTTATCTTACCAAGCTCATCACCTCACACCACCAAGACATTCGTGTTGATAGTGTTACCATTTACTGGTGCAGCTGCTGTATAGTAGAGAGAGATAGGGTTTGTGTCGTCTCATGTTGCGAATATTCTATCAGTCAGTTGACTTATATATCTTACTTTAGGTTGTGCTGCATATTCTGTATAAGTTGTACCATCATAACTTGCATAACTATTCACTCCATTACACATATATATTATGTTTTTATAGACTGCATAGTCTCGGCGTGTTCTCTGTCCTGTCATCAACGCGTTAGTCTCGAACTCTGTCAATCCTGTTTTGATACTATTCCAAGTAGATAATGTAGGATCGTATTTATACATCTGGGTACCACTTGAACAGATAGCAATCTGACCTGTCCCATCATCTTTCTGAAAAAAGAAGTAAGAAGTAATTGGTGAAGTTCATATACTATTACCAAACTTTCTATAACCTCTTCTTGTCTCTAATTGTTTATCTTTATTGAAGTACATATTTTTAGCGATCGACAATTGATTATCCTTTATGTTTCAGGATACTGTGGTGTTTAATCATCATAGGAAGTTGTCGATCCTCTTTGGTCTCATTAAATTATTCTAGGTGAAGGTAAATATTCTCATCTATCTATTCAATAACTATTGTCTGTCGAATCTACTTGATACGTAAACAACAAAGTTGATAATGTGTTTTGGTATTCATTATATATCGAAGATGCTTTGTCGTTCTTTTCTACACTCATACAACCAAGATATACTGCATACAAACATATTGCATCATCGAAGTCTTCAGGGAACAAACTATCTTGCGACTCTGTAATTTTTGGGAGTCTTTTATTGTAGGTATAGCTTATAGTCTCTGTAGCGATAGGGATCGGGAACAATCATATATTACTACCATAAATATAATATGCTGATGGGTTTCCTGTGTTTGTTATTAGTCAGCTCTTCAATATATTTTCTTTGTATGTCTTGTATAACTCAAGAGTACCATTCACTATTCCTGTGATTTTCAAAAAGTCAGAAGGATAAGGATAGTTCGAAGTTGCTGCGATGGTGGTAATCACTCAATCTGCTTGCTGTTCTCTTCGTCTATTCCATCAATCCTTCTGAACTTGTAAATATCCTCTATTGATATATCAATCGAGTGTTGAATTAGTCCAAATCTTTCAGTTTGGGTCTATTTTTAGATATAAATCCCTTGCTATGGCTCTAAGTTCTGCTAATGATGACATAGGATTATCGTATATAAAGTACCGTTATTGGTGCTATTATTATACTTAATAATACAAAATCAACACAAAAGACTAATTAACCACCTCAATATTCAATCTTACTACATCGATTATATCTTTAATCTCTATCTTATCTGAGAGATCCAATACATCTCATAATATGTCATAGTCTTTGCCTTCTCTGTTTACAAAGATTTTATATTTCTGTAATACACCCTTTTCCTCATGCATTTGCTTATTTAGTAGATGTATTTGTTTAGATTTACCATACTCTAATCTTCTTTTATTGAGATCATCGTCTGTTTCGTCTTTCTTTTTCTTTACTTCTTTCTCTATCTTTGCAAGAAGTTCTTCGTTGATAGCGATTTTATCTTCTGGTGTGATCTGTCTTTTGAAGAACCCGTCCTCTTTTGTGAAATCAAATCACATTGCGAGTTGTGGAAAATCTATAGAGTATTCACCTTCATTGTTACCTTGGTATAACTCGTAAACGTAATCTTTGTCTAAACTAATTACTCTCATTATATTATATTATAAGATAAAGTTATTTCTTTAATTTTATTCGCAACTCATCGAGCTGATCTATTGTCATGTCTTTCAGTGTACTCATATCTTTCAATCATCCGTTGTCGTCGGTTACGTTACCTTGCAACAACATATGTCTTTTACCACTCAGATCTGTAGCACTTATTACATCTCTTGTACTTACGGCTTTTGGATCTTCCTCTGCAAGTCCCATTCTTTGCAACAATATTCTTTGTCATAAAGTGACTATCTTAGCGTCGTTTTCGATAACATTTGTTATATGTTTGTCTTTGTTAGACTTAGGCAACTCCTTTATATTTTTGTTTACAGTAGCAACTGATGTTCCTGTCTTCTT